TTTTACCGCCAACGGGAAACAAGTTCGCTTCATCCTTCCAATGCCCGACCACAACAGTCGCGAATTTACCCATACGCCGGAGCGCGGTGCCGTCCGGAGCAAAGAAGCGCAGGATAAAGCCTATGAACAGGCTGTGCGGCAGAAATGGCGAGCACTTGCTATTTCAATCAAGGCAAAGTTTGCGGCAATTGAAGCCGGCATTTCCGTTTTTGAAAGAGAGTTTTTCTATGACACGGTTTTACCAAACGGTCAGACGGTCGGCGAATACATAATGCCACAAGTGCAAGAATGCTATTTATCCGGTTCAATGCCGTCAATGCTGCCTATGTTGGAGGAATGAAAAAAATGCCGAGCGATAAAACATTAATCGAAGACACCCGACAAAGATATAAATGCCTTTGCCCCAAATGCGGACATGCGTTTACCGCTTTAAACGCCAAAAATGAAAGCGGAGGCGATACTGAATGAGCTGGACTTACATAATTACGGCGGCATCCATCATCGGTACGGTGGCAAACGTATTAAAGAAAAAATGGTGCTTTGTGATATGGCTTTTTACAAACACTGTCTGGCTGATAATCGACACGGCTCACGGTTTATATTCGCAAACAATATTATTTGCAGTTTATATTATCCTCTCAGTGTGGGGGTTGCTTCAGTGGAAAGACGGCTATAAACCGACCATAACGCTTTGGGGAGAGAGTAATATCCCAAAAGGCTATTCCGTTTGGAACTTGGATTGGTGCACTGGAAAAGCGTGCTGCTGCAAAACTTACCTTCTGCCGGTTTTAAAGGCATATAAATTCACAGTTAACCAAAAATACCGTTTTTACCGGCGCCTTAATAAAAAAAGTATTATGCACACGCCGTTTGATTGTAGTCCGGTAATCAGCGATTTGTGGCGGAAAAATTAATTGAGGAGGCCTATGTGTGAATAACACGAGAGCGGCTGAAATTGCCGAAATTATTACTCACCCAGGAAAGCATGCGGTTGGCATACCGAAAATGTCTGATATTGAAAAAGCAATAGAAACACTCGAAGATTATGTACGTGACGACCGAGGAATGAGAAGCGCAGATCCGGCGCAATGGACTGATGAAGACAAAAGTTGCGAGAATCTTTGTGTGGCGATCGAAACTGCCATTGCTCTTATTACTATTTCAAAAAAGGCAGAGCGTGAAAAAAAGTGCGCAGCCTGTAAAAATGATGTCTACGATGATTTTTGCAGATACTACGGTACACATGGATGCGGCAAAAAGCATTTTGAACCAAGAAAAAGGGAGATGCCTGAAAATGTCTGAAGAATTCGTTTCACCGTGCCCTAATCAATGGGACTTTTTAAAAGAACGTGGTCAGCAAGCAAATATACCTGCACTTAAAGATGCGGTGAATCAGCTTTTACATTTATCTACAGCAAAAAGCTTTAAAGCTGCCGAACAGGGACAACTTGATGCACTTCCAATGATAAAATTCACAATTATATGTGAAGCGGCGGCTCTTGTACTCAGTGGTGAATTAGATAAATTAGAGGTGAGCGACTCGGAGATCTCTAAAATATTGAAAACTGAATATAGCTTAGAATTTGATACACTACGTAAAAAAATGATGATAATGGGATTTTATAGATACGGACCTGTAAGGAAAAATATAAAAGATGAACTTGAACAAACGATTCCTTCTCTCGAAAAAAGAATCGCAGAATATAAGCGTACTGGAAATATTGAATTCCTTGCAGATGTTGCAAATTTCGCCATGATGGAATGTATGTATTCTCAGCATCCAAATGCGCATTATAATTCAACGGACGACTCCAATAGTCCTGGAATCATTGGCATGAGCATCAATGAAATTACACGTTTCAAGGAAGATTATAACAATGAAAACTGACAAGCTTAACCTAATGGCTGAAAAGTGTTGTTTTTTTTGTAAATCAACCAACAACCTAGAAGAACACCACATTTTCGGCGGTTGCCGAAGAAAACTCAGTGAGAAATACGGCCTTAAAGTATGGCTTTGCTCATACTGCCATCGTGATAACAAGTATGGAGTCCATGGCAACAAGGAAATGGCAGAGAAGTTACATAAAACAGGCCAGTTAGCATTTATACATCATTTTCGCAATCTCAATTTTCTAAAGATTTTTGGCAAAAACTATTTGTAGGTTGGTGAAAAAATGGCAAATAAACGAGACTTAAAAAAAGAACTTTCCCAGCTGTATCATTTGAACCGTGAGATTGAACAGCTTCAAAATCAGCTCAATGAATTAAAACGAGCAGTTTCGATAACCAATAAACGTAAAGTATCTGATAGTGTCAAAGGCTCGACGATAGCGTTTCCGTACATATTGCACAGCGTTACTGTTGAAGGATTAACCAAGAAAGACCTAAATACCAAGATGCGTCTTAACTCTGAGATTGCTGATATAATCAAGTTAATCGAAATCAACAAAGAAAAGTGCGTTTATGAATACAACCGCCTTATGCGTTACATCTCGAGTGTTGATGATAGCCTCACTCGACGGATATTGACACTACGATTTGTAAATGGCTTACCATGGCAACAAGTTGCCGATAGCATTGGCGGAAACAATACTGCAGACGGTATTAAACAGATATGTAGCAGATACATTCGCGGTCAACAAGATTGTCACACATGTCACGATCGAATGTAGTAAAATAATACCGTGGAGTTTTGAAAATAACTCTGTTTCATCTTTTAAAGCACCTCGTCGACTGGCACTCGGCGGGGTGCTTGTTATTTTATTGTACCGAGACGGCTAGCGCTTTTATTATGCATTAATGGATGTGATGTCGTGCACAAAAGAAAAAAGAATCAGAATTATATTCCTCCTTGGCATAAAAATGATTGGGATACAGTATGCCGCGACGTTGATGCATACTACGACAATCGCAAACAAAAAACTGCTCAGAAGAGTACTGACGGAGAAAAACGCCAAGGTACTGTGACGAGCAACGCATGATTGCGCAAGCCCGTGGCCCGGAAAAATTTTAGATGCAATTTTTTTTTTATAAATTTCCTTCCTGGAGGTGAAAAGTTTGGATGGAATTGTGAGCTCAGCCGATCTCGGCATTATTTTGAAGATAACCACTCGGCGGGTTAATCAACTGGCTGACGAAAATGTTATTTTTAGGGAGCAAACCGGGAAATTTAATCTTGCGGATTCCTGCGAAAATTTCTACTCATGGAAATTCAAGTCGGATGGAAAAATTGATTTTGCCCGCGAGCATGCGCTCTTTGAAAAAGCGAAGCGCGAGAAGGCAGAGCTTGACCTCCAGCAACACAAGAAAGAGTTGCTTCTCGCAACTGATGTTGAACATCTAATGGCGGGAATGATACTCACATGCAAGGCAAAGCTTCTTTCGATTCCATCCAAAGTCGCACCGAAACTCCTAAAACAAACAAATCCAGCCATTGTCGTTGACCTTATACAGGCGGAAATATATGAGGCTCTGAGCGAACTAAAAGAAATTCCAGCAGAAAGGATTATTGAAGCCGACAATGCTGTCAATACTTGAGTTTTATAACCGTACTTGTACATATTGGGAGCCTCCGCCCCGCGTAACCGTTTCCGAATGGTCAGATAATAATCGTGTGATTTCAAAAGAAAGTTCCGCAGAGCCAGGCAAATGGCGAACAGACCGTGCACCATATCAGCGTGAAATTATGGATGCGGTGACTCAGGTTGACGTTGAAAAAGTTGTGGTCATGTCGTCATCTCAGGTCGGAAAGAGCGAAATACTCAACAATGTCATAGGCTATTACATCGACCTAGACCCATGCCCTATGATGCTAATAGAGCCAGCTGACAAGTTGGCTGAAGACTATTCAAAGCGCCGGATTGCGCCGCTTATACGCGATACAAAATGTCTTTCGGGAAAAGTGTCTGACTCCAAAACACGCGATGTTAATAATACAATATTGCTAAAAGCCTTCCCTGGCGGATTTCTTTCTATGGGCGGAGCGAATGCACCGGGCGGACTTGCTAGCCGTCCAATTCGCATATTATTGTGCGATGAAGTTGACCGTTACCCGGATAGCGCAGGCACGGAGGGCGACCCGATACAGCTCGCCGATAAACGTACCATAACATTCTGGAATCGTAAAAAAGTCTTTGTGAGTTCTCCGGGCATAAAAGGGGTATCCCGTATAGAAAAAGAATACCTTGCCGGTACACAGGAAGAATGGCGTATTAAATGTCCGCACTGTGGCGAATATGTATTCATAAACATTTTCAACATAGTTTACAACGCTGAGAAGGATGCTAAAGACAACTATGTTATAAAAAGTATTGTCTTTCGCTGCCCTCGTTGCAAAAGCGATGCCGATGAAATCGCATGGAAAGCACAACCCGGAAAATGGATTGCCGGAAACCCAAAAGCCGCAGGCACACGCAGTTTTCATCTTAACGCTTTCGTTTCGCCGTGGTACACATGGAATAAAATAATTGCTGAGTACCTCGCGGCCAAAGATGATCCGGAATTGTATAAAGTTTTTGTAAATACGGTACTCGGTGAGACATACGAAGTCAAGGGAGAAATTGAAAACGAAGAATTTTTACTAAATCGACGCGAAGAATATGGGGCAGAGTTGCCCGAAGGGGTGCTTTTGCTTACCGCTGCAGTCGATGTTATGGACAAATGGATGGAATATGAGGTAGTCGGCTGGGGAAAAGGTAATGAAAGTTGGGGTATAAAGCACGGAATTGTTGCCGGCTCGCCTGAAAAAAAAGAGACATGGCGGGCAATTGACGATATTTTAAAGGCTGAATATCACTTCAAAGACGGATTTCCTTTGATAATTTCCTGCACCTGCATAGATTCAGGCGGACATTATACCACTGAGGTATATAAATATTGCCGATACAACGAAAGTCGAAAGGTTTTTGCCATAAAAGGTATGGGCGGCGCAAGGATTCCCTTAATCAGCAAGGTGACACGAATCAAAAGTGATAATCCTGATATTCGGAATACAGCGCTTATAATTCTCGGCGTTGATGAGGGCAAGACTGGCGTTATAGAAAGTCTGCAAGTCAAGACACCGGGACCTTCTTACTGCCATTTCCCGAAGAACGAGGATTATGATGTTGAATACTTTAAAGGTCTTATATCTGAGCGGCTTGTGCCCCATAAGAACAAGGGTAAGACAACGCTTGACTGGGAAAAAGTTTCGTCGGATGTCAGAAACGAACCGTTTGACTTGCGAAATTATGCCAGAGCGGCTGTCAAACTTATGCAACCTGTCTATGAAAAATGGGAAGAGCGGCTTAAAGAAGTCCGCAATGCCGGAGGTATAACGCCGCAAACGGTTCGCAAAGCCTCGCCACCCAAAAGAGTAATAAGCAGTGGTCTTGAATCTGATTTTTAGGAGTGATTTTCTATGGCGTACGATGGAAGTGCGGCCTCAGCGCTGCAAATAAAGCAGAGTGAGCTTACGTTTTACTTTCAGGCCGAACAGGCTTTCGCCGCCGGAGCGCAAAGCTATAAAATAGGTAGCCGTGAACTTGTGCGAATGGATCCTGATAAGCTCCACTCAATTATAAACCAGCTCATGTCTGAAATTGCAATGTTGCAATACGGTGGACGGCGAAAATCATTCGGCGTTGTGCCGGTTGATTACTAAAACAAAGAGGTGAAATCAATTTGGGATTATTTAAGCCACGGCTTTCGCACGATGAAAGACAGGTACGAAAAGCAGCCGCTAAGTATGCCACTAGTGTAATAGAAACAGCTATAAAAAATAGTGGCTATTCGCAATCAGGCGCAAGTTATCAGAAAAAGTCTACGAAAGGTTGGCATGTCGACAGTCGGTCACCACAAGAAGACATCGACATGAACCTTTATACCTTACGTCAGCGCAGTCGTGACCTTTTCATGGGTTCACCAATTGCACGAAGCGCAATTAATACACATGCAGTAAATGCCGTTGGTGCAGGGCTTCGCTGCAAGCCCAAAATAGACTTTGCTTTTTTAGGTTTATCCCGTGATGATGCTAAGGCGTGGGAAACTGCGACAATGCGGGAGTTTAATTTGTGGGCTGACGATAGGCACTGTGATGCCACCAAGGTCAACAATTTTTATGAGATGCAAATACTTGCATTCACGTCATGGCTGCTTAATGGAGACGGATTCACGCTCATTGGCAGTGAAGACCCAACACCGTTTATGCCATACAGTCTGCGGGTTCACATTATTGAATCTGACAGGGTTTCTAATCCCGACACAACAGCATTTAGCGGACTTTCAGGACAGGTATGGATAAATGTTAACAATGGCAACCGCGTCTATAACGGTGTTGAGATTGATAATAACGGTGCAATTGTGGCATACCAGGTTTGCAACAACTATCCGAATAGTTACATTCCAACAATGATTGAACGCAAATGGATACGCATTCCGGCATTTGCTCCTCTGACAGGGCTGCCAAACATATTGCAAATCATGTATGCTGAGCGGGCAGAACAATATCGAGGCGTTCCACTACTTGCACCGGCGATTGAAGCTATCAAACAATTGACCAGGTACATCGACGCAGAACTTGTGGCGTCGGTAATCAATGGATTTTTCACTGCGTTTATCACAAGCGACATACCTACAGGCGATAATCCTCTCGGTGCATCCGGCGAGGACTTCTTTGAAGGCGATTTGACGCCTGAAATACCACTTCAAGGGAAAGATCCTCTCAATGAAGACTATAAATTAGGACCAGGTACAATTAACCGTTTACTTCCCGGTGAAAAAGTTGATATGGCCGACCCGAAGCGCCCATCGCAGAACTTTGATGCGTTTGTTACTTCTATGGCAAGATATATAGGAGCTGCCGTAGATGTGCCGTATGAGCTGCTTTTAAAATCTTTCACAGCGTCATATTCAGCCTCACGTGCGTCCCTTTTGGAAGCGTGGAAAGGCTTTAGGATGCGCCGGACGTGGTTTGCAAATGATTTTTGCCAGCCCATTTATGAAATATGGCTTGCTGAAGCAGTCGCCCGTGGTCGCGTTAATGCCCCGGGCTTTTTTAGTGACCCTATTATCCGCAAAGCATGGTCACATGCTGAATGGAACGGTCCAGCGATGGGACAACTTAACCCGCTTGTAGAGGTTCAGGCATCTGCCATGAAGATTGCCAACGGCATATCAACGCATGAACGCGAGGCAATTGAACTTACCGGATCGGATTATGACAGCAATATCGAAACAATAATCCGTGAAAACGTGCCACTCAAAGAAGCAAATGATATTTTGACACCAGCATTGCCGATAAATCCGAATTCAAATAATCAAAGCGGAAGTAATCCGCAGGAAGGAGGTAATTCAAATTGAAATTTTGGAATTTTATAAAAAATGCTGTGACCGGAGCAGAGCCGGAAAGCGTTGAACTACG